ATGCGCCGCCGTTGACCGTCCCGCCCGGCGCTGCGCCGAGGGCTGTCCACACGTCCACGGCGTTGGTCGCGGTGACGATGGGGTCGGCAAAGGCGGTGACGCCCAGATTGAGCCGCGCCGCCGACGCGGTGATCGCCCCGGTGCCGCCCTGACTGATGGTGATGGGCGACGTCAGGCCCGTCAGACTGGTGATGTCGGTGTTCGGCCCGGACGCCGCCGCGCCGATGACGGTACGAACCCCAGCGCCCGTGGTCGCGGTGACGATGGGGTCGGCAAAGGTGGTGACGCCCAGATTGAGCCGCGCCGCCGACGCGGTGATCGCGCCCGTGCCGCCCTGCGAAATAATGACGGGCGTGGACAGGGTTGTCGGATCAGACGCCAGAATTATCGCAGAGCCGTCGCTGTAATAGATTCCCTTCGCGCCCTGCGATACAATAACGGGAGTGCCTCCCGGAGTGGATAGCGAGAGGGTATACGATCCGCTTGTGGCGTTCGTCACCCAATACTGCTGCACTGTGGGCGGCACCACGACGGTGGCGTTACTGGTCAGCGTCCCAACGAACCGGTAGGCGATGCGGTTTAATTCTGATCCGGCAAGGGTCGTGGTGCCGCCGGTAACGCTGATCGAGGTGAAGTCGAAGGCGAACACTGACCGCTGTCCGAGGCCGACCGTGTACCACGCGACGCCATCGGTGATCAGCGTGGCGCTGTCGCCTGGGCGAAGCGTCAAAGTGGATGCGCCGTTGATTATTTCGGAACCTGCCGGGTCGATCAGCAGGTCGCCGCCGCCGTCGTTTCGGGCAAACACAAAAAAGTTGTTGCCGGCTGAACCCGCCGTCAGCAGGTTCAGCGTACCCGCGCCCGTTGCGTTCCAAACAAAGGCCGACGCTCGATTGGACGATGCTACAGTCGTCCCCGTCGTCGAAAATGTGAAAACCGGGGTGGATTGAGACAGCGTTGATCCGGTCACCGTAAGCCCGAAACCGGCAAGGGCCGATGGCTGGACCGTGGCGGTAGACGCCCCGTAACGAAACACGCGCCACGTCCCCGCAGCCGTAGTGGTGACAGCGAGGTAAACCTGCCACTGGGTGCCGGGCGTGACAGTGGCCAGCGTGTTACCCGCAAAGTCCTTGACAAAGAAACTCAATGCCACGTCGATGTTGTTAAAAAGAATGGTCTGGCCAGCGCCTGTGAGCGTGGCGTCGGGCAGCGTGATGCTAAAACCAGACGCGGACGGGTCAACGTCGATAATCCGCGCCGCAGGGTCGAGGGATCCAGAGCTTTCGAGTGGCCACTCCAGCGGGGTGTCGGCAGTCAACGCCAGCGCCAGATAGGAGACATCGGACGGATATATGGCGTTGCCGCCAAAAACCGACGTATAGGTCATGCTTCTTTCCTCGCGGCGGAGCGGTCAAGTATTTTGGCCAAATCCTCGCCATTGAGCATGGCGGCTGACCGATCGTAATATTGCTGCCACGTCCCGATCCGCTCGTCGTTTTTCAGGAATGGGGTTGCCTCAAGCAGCGCGCCATAGAGCAGAAGCTGCGGCGCGTATTCGGTAATCCAATTACTTTGGACGCTGTCATCCAGAAGAGGCGGCAGCTCGTAATATAGCGCCTCAAAGGGATACGCCTGGTCCGGCGTCGGCGCGATCAGCCAATTCGTGTAATTATAGTCAGCGTAAAACAGCGGCGTTGCCGTCTCGCTTTCGTTTGGCCAGTAGGAGCGCAGATACTCGTAAACCCGCGTAAACAGCGTCGTTCGGTTGGCAAGAGCCGGACCCGTGCCGATGCTGATTGAGATGGTGTCGCGCCAGCGATCCGGCTTGGCGTAAACAGACTGCCCCGCGACGAGCGTGTCCGACACCACCGCGATAAAGCCCTGGATCTTCAACTCTCGAGCGATGCGCCGCTCGGCCAGGTTAATAAGGCGCGGTATCTGCTCAAACACGACCGGATCGGATGCCATAGAGGAACCGCGCTCGAGGTAACGCTGAACGTCCTCCTTGAGCGTGGTAAATGTCATCGTGGTGGCCATGCCGCACCTTATACCATTTCAGAGAATACTTACCATAGAAACGCTATTTGTTGGCGTCCCGCTGCCCACGATACCAATCCTGCCACCCCTGAACTTGCAGTCGATACCCGTCCCCCTCCTCTAAAAGCCCGAGGGGAGCCGCGACAACAATGTCGCCGGGCTGACCGGTTCCATCAGAGACGGTGGCGCTGGTGGGAATGTCGGACAGATTGCAGGTGACGGCATTACGCGGATTGCGGGCGTGGCGCAGGCGGTAAGCGCGATACTGGTCGCCAATGTCGCGAACTTCAGACTTATAGACATTCTCTATCCTCTCACTCGTCGCGGCTTGGGTAGATTCGATCCTCAACACATTCGCCTTGGCGGCGACATTGGCTGCAACTTGCGCCGCCTTTACACTAGCCAGAGCCTCGCCCCTGTTTTCCGCGACCTTGCGCCAGTGTCTGGCGTCTGCGCGTGCGAATAGACCCCAAGCCAGCGCCCCGGCAATGGCGAAGACATACCACGGGATTGAGCGCAGAAACGGCATGACCGCTGCGCGAAGGCTTAGAATGGACATCACTTTAGCGATCCATCGGGAACGAACGCCGCAACAACCCCCACCGCGACGGCGGCGTAAGACCAAGGCGAGGCTAGCGCCGCAGCGCCCGCGATCCCCGTGCCTATCAACATCCAAGTGCTGCGCTCATTCATGCGCGCCCTAATGTAGCGCAGGACGCCGGTCATGCCTCACCCGTCGTCTGCTGCGTGCGCGCGCTGGCCCATGTCACCGGCTCGCCCATTGCGGCACCGAGAGGCCAGCGTAAGGCAAGAAGGCGAGAACGAGGAAAGCGCCGGATATTTACCGCATCGCCCTGATTGCCGCCCAAAATATCCAAGTCTCCGTTGCTATGCACGCCAACGACAAAGCCCACATGCCCGCCCCCATCGCGACCGAAAACCGCCACCGAGCCAAGGGAAGGGCGCGTGGCAGGTGTTGGGCAGGGCATCCCCCACGTTGCCCACGCCTTGGCGCGGACACCGATAAAACCCCTCGGCGGCTTGTAGCCCGCGTCGGCAAAGCATGCCGCGACAAACGTCCCGCACCACGGCGTCTCGTCGTCGGTGACCCGGATGCCAAGCCAACCGGATGCGCGCTGCACCATGCCCATCACGCCCGGAGAGTGCTGCGGCCCCCTGATCTCGCGCACCCCGATCTTCGACCGCGCTATGGATAGCCACTTTGGTTCAGGTATCGACATAGGGAATGTCCTCTTTCGCTGCCTGATTATAGGCTAATTTCCGCCGCCCAATAATCGCGGCGAACTGATTATCCACCGCCTGGCGCGCGTGATCATGCGCAGCATCACGCGCGCTATACGCGTCCGCAAGATCTCGAATCGCCCGCTGTATTTCAGTCATAGCCATAGCGCGACCTAGTTCAGCTTCAAGATAATGCCCAAGAGCAGCATGATGATTGCCCCGGCTACGGTCATGGTGATGCCCTCAAGGCGCTTCAGTCGGGCGCAGAGGCCGTCGTATCTCAGCAAACACACCTCTTCGTGGGTCTGAAGGCGGGCCTGTGTGCGGGCAACGTCGTCCATTTTTTAACCTCTATTCAATGGCTTGTGTGGCGGCGTTCAGGCGGCTGCAGCCGCCGACAGCCAAGGTAGCGGCGGTGTCACGACGGTCGGGTTGATCTGCGCCTCGATTTGAGCGGTAACTGCGGCTTCATAAGACGCGACAGCTTCCGCGCCCATGGCACTTTGGACCCACCCGATTACCTCAGCGACCGTGAGGGCCGCGAAGGGGGTGAAGGCTTCGGTGGGTGCCGGGACGCTAACCGCACTGTAGGCACCGCTGCTATACGTTCCGTCTGTAGCCGATAGCGTCCAGTGGACTGTGAACACCACATCGGTTTGCCCAGCGGCTTTCGGGTAGCAGTCAAGCTGCACTACGCCCCATGTGTAAGTGATTGTGGTCATGTTATTAAGTCCCACTCGAATAAGCGCCAGAAAAAGCTATGTTTATTTCCATCACGCCCGTTGAGCCCGACGTGTCAGTTACCCGTATGGACCCACCGGCCACGCTGACCACAAATGCAGCGGCAGCGAGAGATCCATTCTGTGTAAATAACGCGGCGGAAACCGACCCGACGCCGTTTCGAGAGGCTATGTAAAATATCTGGCGGGTGTTTTGCGGTAGGTAGTTCTGCCGCACCGAGCTGACGCTCACCATGCCGACAAACCCCGCGGAACTGACGGCTAGGTCAAAGAAACCCCCGACTGCGATTGTCGCCGTTCCCGATATTGTGGAACCGCCACTGGTAAAAAAGCCGCCCCCGTTAACCGCACGAATGTTGCCATTAACGTCCAATGGCGCGGTCGGTGCAGTCGTGCCGATACCTACGTTGCCCTCAGACGTGATACGCATACGTTCTTGGTTGCCCGATGTATGGAACAGCAGATCGGCCGAATAAAGCGCCAACTGCCGCCAAGAAAGACTCGGAGAAACGGAGAGCAGTTGTCCTTGTTCGAGGGCGGTGCTGTATCCAAGAGCCACACCAGACCCGGTAGCACTACCCACTGACGGCCCGACTGCTAGATACGGTTGCCAGGTAGTAACTGAATAAACATCAGACGTGGGAGTAACGACCGCGAGACGCGCGGTGGGCGTATCCGTGCCGATACCTACGTTGCCCGTATCTGTAACCCGCATACGTTCAGCGCCGTTAGTCGACACCGCCATGGCATTGGCCCCGGTGGCCGTCAGGTTCAG